TGAGCAAACATAAAAAGATGTATATTACCCAACAAAATCTAGTTACTATTGACCCCATTGGTGATGCCCAAATATCGGCATTCCAAGGATACGAGCAAGATAAAAATCTATTCTTGACCGGCTGTGCTGGCACCGGTAAGACCTTTATCTTACTGCATCTTGCTCTTAGTCAGGTACTAGATAAAACATCACCATACGACAAAGTGGTGATAGTCCGTTCCTTATTGCCTTCAAGAGACATAGGTTTCTTGCCAGGGACATTGTATGAGAAGGCAAACCTATACCAGGACCCATATCGTATATTGGTCAAACTCTTATTTGAGTTGCCCAGCGAGCAGGCATTTAATGAGCTCTACGATAAACTACAAGCACAAGGGTCATTAGAATTTTACAGCACTTCGTTTCTACGAGGTCAGACATTCGATAGATCCATCATCATAGTTGATGAGGCACAGAATATGTTGTTTCAAGAACTCGACACTATTATTACCAGAGTAGGTCAGAATAGTAGGATACTATTTGCTGGCGATCACGCACAGACTGACCTGCGAAAGAATAATGGTGACCGAGATGGGTACCACAACTTCCAGGCCATTCTCGATGGGATGCCTGAGTTTGATGTGATAGAATTTGGTTTCGGTGATATTATTAGAAGTGGTATGGTGAGGTCTTACCTAATCGCTAAACATAATATGGGCCTGAAATCAGATGGTTGACAACGATAACAAAACGTGATAGGATTATAGTATGAGCTTTAAACACAGTGAACTAAGTGTACCAGAATTGGTCGTCCATAAAATTGGTGACCTACGATGGTATGAAACACCCGAAGGATATAAATATCCTTCTATTACCTCTGTATTGGGTAGACAACCTGAGAAACAGGCAGGCCTTAAAAAATGGAGAGAATCCATTGGTGAGAAGGCCGCCGGTATGATATCAGGCAAGGCTGCTCGTAGGGGTACCGTCTTCCATAACATATGTGAGGACTATCTCAACAACGAGGAGATTGTACAACATAAAGACCAGAATTTTTTATCTTGGTGTATGTTTAACGAGTTGAAGCCGTACCTAAACGACATTCGTAAAGTCGTATTACAAGAAAAAAGTATGTACTCTGACCGGTTCAAAGTAGCTGGTCGATGTGATTTGATTGCAGAAATGGAAGATGGCATTGCTATCATCGATTTCAAAACCACAACCAAAATGAAAAAGAGAGAATGGATAACAGATATGTTTATCCAATGTTCCGCCTACGCTTCTATGTTTGATGAACTGACCGGTACAAGAGTACCTGACATTGCCATTATGATGGTGGCAGAAGATGGACAAGTAGAAGTGTTTAAGGAAAAGGCTGAAAACTTTTATGATGACTTGGAGGTTATGATGAATAACTTCTATGATTCATTTGAGTTGGCGGCCTAATAAAAAGTTTCAACAAAGGAGAATTGTATGAAGAAACTAGTACCACTAGCTGCCTTGTTAGCAGCCACCTCGGTTAGTGCCGGGGATTTCGACACAGTTGATGTCAAACTGTCGGCAACATCTGGCGATTGGGCCTTAGAGCATGTTGTTGATGGAACAGATATTAAAGTGAAACGATCCTTCTCAATTATGGGAAGTGAAACATCATCTGGTATTCCTATGTCAGTCGCTTGGGCGGCCACAGACGGAACCAGTACCGTTTCAGCATCAGCAGGCATTGATATGTTTGGCCTTGGACTCACCGAGACTGTTAGTTGGTCTGAAGGTGGAGATTGGGCTACTGAAGTTGAAGCCGCATATTCTATGTTTGGTCTTGATATGACTGTTACACCGTCATTTGACCTAGACGAAATGGAGTATGATGGTATTTCATTAGGTGCCAGTTACGACGTTGCCATTGGTGACCGACTAACCATTACACCATCCGTCACGGCCCCTTGGGACGAAGACGGCGATCGCTCTGACATCAGCACGATGCTCAAAGTAAACGTCTCTTTCTAAATAAATAATGAATGTGGAATCTGATGACGCTGAACCAGTATCCGGACAGGACGCGGGGGCGGTACCCGCCATCTCCACCATACACTGGTCTGGGCGACCGGCAAGGTGGGGACTCGTTGACTATTCAGTCAATGGCTTCCCATCTTACGCAAGCCCTGTACAGATTTATAAACCCAAACCCGAATAACGGGGATGAAATAGTGATCGACTGACTATGAGAAAATTCAGAAGAGGAAAACCACAACCACAGAAGCCAACGAAAGTAACTTCTATTATGAGGACTTTGCGCTAGCAGCGTAAGACTCATCGGGGTCCTGGCACCCGTACCTTGTTAGCAAAACGGGTGCCAACTTTATATTATGACTAAAAAAATAACACCTAAGAAGTTTTCTTTATTAATTGAACATTTAGTTTTAACTAAACGCTTAACTCATTTTGAAGCAGTGATGTATTATTGTGAACAAAATGATCTCGAAGCACATACTATTATAAAATGGATAGATAAAGGAATGAGAGAAAAAATACAATCAAATGCTGAAGACCTTAACTATTTGCCTAAGTCGAGTTCTTTGTTTTGAGTCTAATGACCGCATTTGAAGCGTATCAACAGTATCTTGGTCTTAAACTATATTTTGAAGGTAACTTTGACTACTTCAAATACAGTGGCAAGACCAACGCCACACCAACATCTTTTGACAAACGCAGAGACAAATACAAGTTTGTCAAACTATCCAACAAATTATCTGATGAGCAGATTATTGAATACTTTGTATCTAACTTCATACGAGGCAAAAAGTACATAGGCGACTTTGATGGCCGAGTATGGCAACAACATAAGAAGATAGTCCAAAGTATTGAATACAATTTTGAAAATGATATTGAATACCTCTTGACAAGAGTAGAAAAATTTGATATACTATTCCAATGTGTGGATGGAAATCATCCCATATTATTGAAACAATATCTCGGTAAGAAAATAAAACTGGAGACTATGGTCATACTAGATAAGATATTACATTTTACTAGGACCTTTGACAAACAGATAACAGATACGATTATTTGGCCTGATGTGGGCCAACTGATAAAGAGATACGAGCCGTTTTTAAAAGTAGATGTAGAGAAGTGTAACCGAATAGCATTACAAATGATAAAGGAGCTAGATGATGGTTAAAGAAACTTATGTAGATGAAGCGAAGAGGAAGATTGCCCACTTGTCATACAAGTTGGAAGAGGCGACCGACCGTATTCGTAACCTTGAGCAAGACAACGCTGAGTTGTCACGATGGACAAACGATATCTGTTTGCCCAAACTTCAAGAACTTAGTAATGAGTTGTCTGCTAAGTACAACCAGAAACGGTTCCGTAATAAGAACTGGAAGCAGGAGTTAGAGAGGGTTCGATGAACTATCGGCGAGGCCAACATATTGTCCTGTACAACGAGGATGATAACGAGCATCGTGCTGTGAAGGTGATACAGTATGATACTAAGCAAGGTTGGCTTGCTGAGTCATCAGATGGGGACTGGCAATGGTACCATGAAGTAGATGGTGAATGGGGTCCTGTCAAGTGGAAGTATGTTAAGAAAGCGGGCACCTAAGGGCAAGTTGGGTTCCAACTCAATGAGTAGGTGCGATTCCTACTGCCCGCTCCAACATGCCCCTTTAGCTCAGATTGGTAGAGCAGCTCACTTGTAATGAGCAGGTCATCTGTTCGATTCAGATAAGGGGCTCCAGTAAAAGGAAATATTATGAGATTTGAATATGTATGGTTAGACGGGTACAAACCTGAACCGTCGCTAAGAAGTAAGGTGAAAGTGGGTGAGTTTGCTGATATATGGTCCTTTGATGGATCCTCTACACAACAGGCCACAGGTGATAAGTCTGATTGTATATTGAATCCAACATCAGAGTATTATCCTGGTTTTGTGATGTGTGAAGTGTTGAATGCTGACCATTCCCCACACGAATCAAATACACGGGTCAATGTACCTGCGTGTGATGATTGGTGGTTTGGTTTTGAGCAAGAGTATTTCCTTTACAAAGATGACCGTCCGTTAGGTTGGCCAGAGAAGGGTGAGCCACGACCACAAGGTGACTACTACTGTGGTGTAGGTACAGAGAATGTGATTGGTCGAGATGTATCAGAGGCCCATCTACAAGTGTGCCTAGATTCTGGCATCAATATCACAGGCACTAATGCTGAAGTGGCATTAGGTCAGTGGGAGTACCAGTGTCTTGGTGTTGGCGTTGGTGCCGGTGATGACCTATGGATTAGTCGTTATCTCTTACACCGTGTTGCAGAAGACTTTGGTGTATCAGTGAATCTACATCCAAAACCACAAAGTGGTGACTGGAATGGTTCAGGTATGCACACTAACTTTTCTAACAAAGAGATGAGAGAGGAAGGCACCGAACAGTTGATGACGATGATGTGTACCCGTTTGCAGTCACGGCATAAGATTGCCATTGCCAACTACGGTTCAGATAATCATAAGAGGTTGACAGGAAAACATGAGACACAATCTATTAAGAAATTTAGTTATGGGGTTAGTGACCGGGGTGCTAGTATTCGTATTCCTCTTGCTACTGTAGAGAACAACTGGCACGGTTATCTGGAAGACAGACGACCTGCCTCTAATGCAGACCCATACAAAATCATCAAGCACATTGTAGAGTCAGTGACTTGAGACCATTCGTACCAAATCCCCGGGACCCAGAGTTAGATAAAGAATGGGCACCTGAGTTTGCTAAACTGATAGACCATATGGGTGATGACCTAACAGTGGTCAATGCCGCCCGTGTATCGTTTGCTAAGAAGAGTCAGTGGGAAATAAACATACCGGCACAGAACAAGTTGAAGTTAAGTAAGGGCGACACAGGACTTATCAACTATCTCGCTAAGCACGGCCATTGGACACCCTTTGGCCATTGTACTGCACAGTTCCATGTCCAAGCACCCGTGTTTGTTGCTCGTCAGTTAGTCAAGCATCAAATAGGTTTGACCTGGAATGAGGTGTCACGCCGATACATTGATGAGACACCTGATTTCTATGACCCAGAACATTGGCGTGCCCGTGCAGAAGATAA